TCTCGGAGGTCTTCTCGCGTCTCACGAGCACTTCTTTCTTCGCACTTCGTTCCAATCAACAAGTGCCATGTGCCGGGGGCCGTACCGATTGATCTGCTTTTGGCTGATCCATTTGTGCATCGTCTGCTTTTTGTATGGCGGCTCTGGAAGTCGATACAGCTCCTGAATGCGTTTCACACACTCATCGATCGTGATGAGCTCCAGGCTCTCGAGTTCCTTTGCTCTTGTCGCGAATTTCTTCATTTGCTCCTCGCTTTGATCGCGTTTACCGGCGCCCATCCCGCGTGTACAGACAGAAACTTTTTCTTCCAAATTCGGTTGAACGCCCTACCGTGCCCTACCATTACTTACCGACGCTAACCGTGCGAATCCGCGAGAACAGATTCTTCGCACAATTGAAAGTAGTTTTCGTTTCCCCCATCACTCCTCCAAAGTTGAGGCGTCCGGTTCGCTACGCCGGCCCTGAGATTTCAACGAGCCCGCAGCATTACCTGTTAGTGGCACTCAGACTTTACGCGTGTGCGTGTCTCCAGTGGTCTTCCGTATTCGGGCACGCAGCCCTAGTCCCGCCACAGCTTCCCACGCCGCCGCCTCAATGAAGCCATCCATTTCCTCGGGGATGACGCCGTCATGTAGCAACGTCGACCGAATTGGACTCGCGAAAGCCAGCGTGTTCGCGCACGCCGGATGGCTTCATTCAGGCGCCCGATGCGCTCGGGCTGGCGTGCATATTTATGCAGTCACTGCTTCATCGAACGGAGATCGATGAACGGAGTCGTCTGACTGCCGAACATGTACTGCGGCAGTCTGCCATCCCATTTCTGTACAGCTTCAAATTCGACGAGCCCTTTGTTCTGCGAGAGCGCCTGGGACTTGATCCGCATCGACTCCGCATCGGCCTCGGCGGTCTTTACTTTTTGCTTCGCTTCTTCTTCAATCCGTACCGTTTCGTTCTTGGCGCGCTGAGCATCTTGGATTGCAACGACCTTCTGCTCGACCGCCTGCTCATATGCGTCGTCGAAGTCTAAATTTGTGAATTGAAGGTCAGTTACGATCACGCTGCGTGCCTTGAGGTTTTCTTGAACTTCTCGAAGCGCTTCCTTGGTCACGAGTTCGCGTTTCGAGACCAGCTCGTCTGCGATGACTTGCCCAATCGCGTCCTTGATAGATCCGAGGACGACGGGACGAATGATCTTCTCTGCAAGCTCATAGTCCAGTCCAACTTCGCGATACAAATTATGGACCTGCTTCGGGTCAGGATAGAATACGACCGCGAACTCGATATCAACCCGCTGAGTGTCCTTGGTGAAAATGGCCGTTTTGTCGGCCCATTTCTCTTCGCGAACGGCATATTCGCGAATGCCTGACGTTACCGGGTTGTAGAAGTGCATGCCTTCGGGCAGCGGCTCGCCGACGACCTCGCCGAAGCGGGTCTTAATTCCGCGATGGCCAGTGTCAACGATCTCGAAGCCACATGCGGTTAAATTCAACGCAAGCATTCCCAGCAGAAGCATTCTCATTTGCGGTCCCCCTTTTTGTATTCCAAAAGCTGTTTAATCACGTACCCCGTTAGAATCATGAAGCTGATTACCACTACCGCGCCGGTCATGCTGCTCCTCCCGGACCGTCCGGGTCCTCACAAGATGTCCATTGCCTTCGTAAATTTCGTTTCTGTCGCGCTTGCTCCAATTTGATCTCTTCCGCACTCGGCATTCGCCCCATGTCGGCCGCCCACGTAATGATGTCCGTGAATGTCGGAGGGTTTGCATCGAGCTCCGCCGTTCGATCTTTGGAAAAGTTCGACACGATCTCGCCCGTATCAATACACACCCGTTCAACCAGTGGGCTTGGGTTCGTTTTCCGGGACCTGTTTATAAACATCGTTATCAACTTCTTTATAAACATCCCCATGTTGCTTAACCCCCTCGATGACCTTCTCAAGAAGCTCCAATGCATTTCGCATGTCGTTGATGTATTCAGCGCGGTGTTCTGGCGGCGAGCGTTCAAGACAGTTCAGCGAGACCTGAAGTTTGCCGACAGTGAACTCGGCGGCCCCCGTAAGCCTGCCAAGGCGCTTTGACACATCCATCAATGGATCAAGATCCATCACACCGATCATCCCACTTCTCCTGTTGGCAAATACTCGCGGCACCTTGGCTGCTCGCACTCACGCTTGTACGACTCCGCGATCTCATCTTCGAACTCATCAAGCTCGAGCTTCCGGAACGTCTGTGTTACGTCTACTTTGCCCCTGTACAAAACCCGAACGCTTCCAACACTCACCCTTCCGTCCTGATCACTGACCTGCCCGCGCAAGATCAGATTCGTGTCGAAGCGATATTCGCAATCGTGAATATGAACGCTCACGGCGCCTCCACGTAAACTTTGTTGCCCACGATTCGCACGCGCACCGGATGCTTCATGTTGCAGCGGAGCTCTTGCTTCACCGACTCCACAGTCACCGTCTGAATCTTCGAGAGATCGAGACTGCACGAGGGCAGAACAACGCCGCCGATTGCGAGGGCCGCGACAGAGGTCATGCCGGCACCGCCGCGAGAAACTCAGTGAACATCTTGGTCAGCTGCTCGTGGTCATAGCTCGACAGGTCGCCAGCGTGCATGATCGGCCCCTCGTCCCCGTGCCACGTCTGCGTGTAGATCACTGCGTTCGCGAGCATGTCGTCGACGTCCGCGCCACGTGATTCAATCGAGTGCACGCTGAGCGTGTCGTCGTTCGTAAGCGTCCAGTTGTGGAAATGGCGATCGAATGTGCGCCTCAAAACGGAATCTCCTCGTCAGAATCAAACGGGTTGAGCTTCCCCTCGGGCGTCTCGTCGTCACGCTTGCCGTGCTCAAGCGGCTGGAGCGCGACCGCATCAATTTGCGCCGACATTTCCTTGGTGAGCTTTTGCTTCATGCTGGGAATGATCGAATAGGTCGTATTCGTGCCCGTGCCGCTGCGAGTGATCTTGACGATAGCCTTCTCAAGGTCGCACTCCTCGTGAAGCTCTTTGAGCAGGTTGTAGACGGTCGCGCCCTGCTCAAATACTTTGGCCACGTATACGCCGTTTTCACTCAACACGAAGTTGATGCGGAAGCGGAAGCTTGCCTTTGGTGTCGACTCGTCAACGATATGCGATTTGTTGTCTTTCCAAACGACATAGAATTCGTGGGGCATGCCGCGGAACACGCCAACGACAGACTCTTTATCTTTGAGCTTCAGGAAATTCTTTGAACCACCGCCAATAGACGGGCTTGATTTAAACTGCATCTTTCTTCTCCGTTTCACCGAATACGTATTGAGGGGACTTGTTTCCCCACTGATCTGATTTCCAATCGACTTCAAACTTGCCGTGGCACGACTCAAGGTATGGGCAATAACTGCAAGGAAACTTCGCAACGAGTCTGCCCGTGGGCTTCTTGCGGAATGTTTCTTCGACAAGCGGATGAGGCGCTGGAATGTGCTCGTCGCTATTTGCCTGGCGAAACTCTTTCACGACCGTGTGTGCAATTGCATCGTCATACTGAAATACGCCATCCCAGAGATGGCCCGTCTCTTTGCGAAGGTAGAAGAATCGCACGGTCTCGATGTTGAGCGCGCGGCACTCGTCAGTCAGCATGAGCGTATGCGACTGCTTCAGATAGTCGTCCGGACCCTCGTCTTGAAACGCCTTAAAGCCCCAGTTCGCAGCCGACTTGCACTCGATCAACTCCCACTTGCCATCAGAATTACGCTTGCCGAATCCATCTGCGTGGCCAGTGATCTTTACGCCATCAAGCTCAAAACTCATGGTCTTTTGAACGTAGAGATCGATTGGCTTTCCTTGAAACTGAAATGTGCCAATCACATCGCCAAAGTCCACTTCGCTGTAGAGCTTGCCCGGGCCCACGCACGCTTGCTTGATGAAGTAGAGCATCGTGCGCTCGGACAAGTCGCCAAGCAGAAAGTTGACCATTTTGCGTGGGGTGAGCGGTGTTTCGGGAGCACCCATGCGCTTGAGCTGCCGACGCTTCACGCACATCGTTGCCGACGAAGCGCGATTGATATTCTTGTCGTCCTTGCGTTCAAGGTATTCCGCGATGAACTGATAAATCTGCAGCGTTGCAGACGGAATACTCAAATCCGCCTTGTCCTCGAACGCGGCGAAGGGATTTGCGACCAATTGACCCGTCACACGCACCTCGGTAAAAGATAGCGCCCGACCGCAGTGCAACCTGCGGCCAGGCAAACCACCCAAGCTTTCAAGGAGCTCAGATGGACTTTTTTGATAAGGCCTTTAATTTTGTTTCTAATCCGGCCACTGCATACGCCTTTCTCTTCGGACTTTTGGGTGGCGGAGCGGGCGGATTTACAATTCAAATGTTTCTTCACAAGCGAATTGTTCAGATCCTCGAACGGGAATCGGAGCGCCTTAAGATAGACGCCCAAAATGCAGTGAATGAGCGAGATGGAATGAAACAGAAGCTCGAGCAACGCGAGCATCAATGGGAATACGAGAAATCCGATTATCAAACCCAGATAAAAGCTCTGTCTCTGAAGATCCGAACCGCCTGGTGCACCATTTGTGGAAGCGACGTGCAACGCGACGGACGGCACGGAGTTCACATAAAACTCAAGTGCCTCGGACAAAGCTGTGGCGAGTCCATCCACTGGACCGAAGATGATCTGAAGGCTCTCGCACTCGGCCGACGAAAGTGAGAACATCACTTCACTCCCCGCTTGATTTCGTCCGAAACGGCGATCAACCAGGCACAGGCATTCCCAATTGCTGACGGAATGAAGAACGAAAGAAAGGCGTACGCGGGCCGCCCCGTGATAAAGAAAATGGCAACGCTGATTCCAAGCCACCCGAAGAAGCAGTTCCAGTTGTGATATTCTCTAGCCGTCATCGTTACCTTCCTTCAATCGCGCCTATAAAAAGGCGCACCAATCCATTTTGCCTAGCGTGGGCGATCAATCTAATTTAGTTGTTGCGGAACAACTAAGCCCTCTTCCTAAGGGCTCGAACAAATCACGAAGCTTCTTCGCCCGCGCGAACGGGCGGAAACAAACGCGCTTCAGAGACTTTGAGCACCGAACAGAGTCGGTCACGCGTTCGCTGTCGCTTCGGAACATACCCAAGCCGAGCTTTCGAAATCGTGCTGGATGAAACTCCACTGGCTCTGGCGAGTTCCAGGAGTCCATCAGGCCCATTCTTATCGATCCAGCGGTCGATCAAAGTACGCTCTACTCGTCTATTCATACGTCCAATATACCCTCACCTGTTCGTATTTTGCAATCAAAATACGTTCGTATGAAGGCGTACGCATTGTTCGTATGATTTAACTATTGGGAAACATTAGAGATCTGTTTAAGAGAAATCTCGCAAGACTCCGTGAGCCAAAATTCACGCAACGGGAGCTTGCGCCAGAAATCGAGATGGATCCCCGCGGTTATCAAAAATATGAATCCGGTGAAGTTTGGCCTCCGCCTGAGCGTATTGATTTGATTGCAAAGAAGCTCGAGATCGAACCTTGGGAGCTCTTTGCAGACCCAGATAGCGAGCAAAACCCTGCGAAAGTGATTTCTTCCCTAAAGACGAAAGCGACTGAGCAAGCAATTGCGCTCGGCGAACTGGCACTCGAGATAAGGCGTCTGCGGCTAGAGGTAGAGAATCTAAGGAATCAGATGCCAAGCCCCATTCAACAGGCACTACTCATCGAGATCAATAACCGGAAGTTCAGCGTTGAGCGCGCTTTGCGTTTCGTCCGTGGCGAGATTCGGAGTCTTGACGAGAGTAAGAAGCCGGGCGGGTCGTTCACCTGATCTGAGTTGATCAAGCCTTTCGATGAGTTGGTAGAGTTCAATTGCGATTCTCTCAAGCACACTAACTATCTCGTCGTGGTCCATGGTTCCTTTTCGCCACGGACGTCCCAATTCTTAACGTCTAAACC